CAGCGTTGACGGTTCACTCACCAAAGAAGAAATTGAACTTGCGTTCACTGGTGCAGTTAAGCCTAAGCCTGAAGCAGCAGCTGAGTAATGTCGTTACCTATCGTACCGATCAAGTACTGCGAGCACATCAAGGGCAAGAAGCCCAGCGAGATCAAGCCAGCAATGCTGCGCAAGTTATCCACAGGTGGACAGATGCACCATTGTGCTGCCCGTGCATTCGAAGCCATGGTCGCAAAGGCAAAGGCAGATGGGGTGGTTATCAAACCCACTTCAAGCGGTGACACATTCCGCAGTATCGACCAGCAGCTCAAAGGATTTCTGCAACGCTACAGCGAGACCGATACTGGTACAGGTAAGACACGCACATACAAGGGTAAGAAGTGGTTTCTCAAGCCAGGCAATGCCCCACTTGCAGCGCCTGAAGATGATCCGAACAAGTGTTCGCGTCATATGCTTGGCATTGCTGTCGACATTGCTAACGCTAATGGCAAGATCCTTGAGTGGATGAAGGCAAACATCGCAGCGTTTGGATTCTCTTGGGAAGTTGTGCCTGAAGAACCATGGCACATTCGATGGGTAGATAGCACACCATCACAGGCTGTCCTCGATTACGAGGCGACGCTGGAACCTAAGGCATAACCTTGTGGATGGTGGGATCGCTATCGTTCTTGCTGCTGCTGTTACTGGTGCTTTTAGTTTGCTAACTGTGCTTGTGCAAAAATTCCGCAAAGAGAATGCTAGAGATCACGACGTGGTAATGGGGATGCTCAAGTACATGCACAAGTCTGTCATCCGTACGGAGGGGAAGCTAGACAAGCACATTGAGGATCACAACAGAAAGATCTGAGTACCCCCGTCGGGTTGCCACAGTCCGACTCCCTAAAACAAATTCACAGCGCCTCGCTACATGACATAGCGATCTACCCAGGTTCCCCTGTTTACTGCCCACCCTCTGCGACAAGGGCACACACATGCGACTAGCCAGTTGTTGATCGAACACGATATACCCCTACCCAAACTTTTGCAACCTGTGTGTTATTGTTTCTTTCGTCACTCCGGGGGCTTTGGTTTTTCCCTTCCTTGGGCCCCTGGGTGACACCTACAAACGGAAGGAAACCAATGAGCAAGTTCACAGAAGTACTGTCAACAAAACAACACTTGTCCGTAGAAGACAAGATTAAAAATTCACTTGATGAAGATTCATACAACGACTTCATGGAAGCAATGAAAAGCCCAGGTATAACAGCCGCAGCTATTTGTCGAGCACTAAAAGATCTTGGTGTCGAAGTATCTGTAATGAGCATACAAAGATGGAGGCAGAAGTGAGTAGTAAGTTCCAGGAATCTGTAGAGTTGCAGAATGAAATTGCAGAACTTAGGCGTGCTCTTAAAACGAGCCAGCTTGCTGAGTCAAGATCAAAAATTAAATCGCAAGGGATCATTGACGCTGTATATCGTGCAGCTAAGGATGCGTCTCTTGCTACGGGCAATGCTCGCAGAGCACCGGCGCTACCAAAGAAAGATGTACGCAAAGGAAAGACGGAGGTAGCCCTTGTTCATGCCACTGATTGGCAGTGTGGAAAGAAGACTCAGTCGTACGACATCGCAACTCTCTCACAAAGAATGGAAGAGTTTGCAAATAAGGTACTTGAACTTACTGATATCCAGCGTGCGCATCACCCTGTAAAGGAATGCGTTCTTATGTTTGGTGGAGACATGGTGGAAGGTGTGTCAATCTTCCCCGGCCAAGCGTACGAAATCGAAGCACACTTGTTTGAACAGTTGTTTGAGGTCAGCCGGATCATGGAACAGATGGTTCGCACATTCTCTTCTTACTTTGAGAAGGTGCATGTTGTGTGTGAATACGGAAACCATGGACGCTTAGGCCGCAAAGGTGACATGCCGGGTGGTGACAACATTGATCGTGTTGCATACAAGATAACCAGCGAGCGCACAAGCGATCTTAAGAATGTGACATGGCAACAGTCTGGCGACTGGCACCAGATAGTCACGGTTGGAAAGTATCGTGCGTTACTTGTGCACGGCGACGAGATCAACAGCTTTGGTGGTAACACACCAGCGTTCGGTATCTTGCGCAAGTGCAACGCTTGGTCAACTGGTGTAGTAGACGAGTTCCAAGATGTGTACATGGGACACTTCCACACACCAATGACATTGACCATGGCTAACGCAGGTCGTATCTTTGTGTCAGGTTCACCAGAATCACACAACGAATATGCCCGTGCGTTCATTGCAGCAGTAGGTCAGCCGTCCCAACGCCTTCACTTTGTTGACCCTATAAAGGGCAGAGTGACAGCAGAATATACATGTTGGCTTTAATCACGCGCGTGTGCGCGTGCGTATATGATGGGGTGATCCCGCGCTCCCCCGTATGCGGGGAGAAACTGGACGACGCCGATGAATGAGCCACTCACCTATATATACGTGACATGGAGGGACGCCCACTCCGGCACCACTACATGGACACAGCCATCTGACATTGATCCGGGGCCGTGCATTGTGAAGACTTCCGGGTTTCTTCTGGCTGAATCAGAAGGTGGCAAGCCAGAGCACATCACCGTGTTCCAATCAATCACTCCAGATGGTGACATCGATCATGTCCTCCACATCCCGGTCAAGATGGTGGTGGATTTCAAGTGTGTGCAAGTTGATCTTGATTCCGGGGTTGTCATAACTCGACAGTCCTAGTAGCGTGATCCCACCCACAAGGAGGGAACATGGAAGAGAACAGATATCAAATCACAAAGCCAACGCACGGCAGTCAAGAATGGTTGCTCGCTCGCTGGCAAGATGACAAAGGTCGCAAGCGCATCGCCGCTTCTACCGCAGCAGCAGTACATGGTGAACATAAGTACATGACACCCGGAGATCTAGCTACCGAACTGTTGGCTAGTGAACCACCAATGCCAAAGCCACCGACCCAGGCTATGGAGCGTGGCAACCGCATGGAACCAATGATTATTGAATGGGTCGCAGACGAAGAACGTATTGAACTATTCACACCCAACGAGTTGTATTGCTACGACGATGGTCGCGCCCGTATGGTTGCAACCCTTGACGCACAAGACGGAACAGGAACCCCATTTGAAATCAAGACGATCAACAAGAAGTGGGACGGCAAACTCCCACCCCACTGGTATTGGCAGGGAGTACAGCAGTCCATCTGTTCAGGTATGCGCGACATCGAATGGCGTGTCTTTGATAGCGAGATGGTTATCCACCGCTATAAGCAAACCGTTTCGTCTGACGAACGTCAGGTACATATCGAGGCAGTTGCAAAGTTTCTTGAGGCAATAGACCTAGGAGACGTGCCGGATACGGCGATCATGTCGTACGAAAACATGAGTGAGTTGTACTCCAAGTCGCTACCCTTGCAGGTGGAACTTCCGGCTGAAGCATCACTCATGATTGCTGATCTTGAGAAAGTCAAGAGCGTAATCAAAGAGCTAGAAACAAGAGAGAGCATTATCAAGGCGGACCTTGGCAAGCTACTTCAAGAAGCAGAAGAAGGTGTGATCGACGGGGAGGTCGTGATCACTTGGAAGGAACAGAAGCGTACATCGTTTGACTCAACTCGGTTTGACAAAGAACGTCCCGAGCTGGCAAAGTTGTACAAGAAGGACACGAAGTTTCGTGTAATGAAAACCAAAGGAAGGAAATAACAATGGCATCATTCAACTTAGATAACTACGAGACCGTCGAAGATCGACTCGTCAAGTTTTGGAACGAACATCCGGATGGAAGAATCCTTACTGGTGTCCACTACTACGACGACAACCGCATCCTTGTGCGTGCAGAGATCTACTTCAACCGTGAAGACGATCGTCCTGTAGCCACCGGATACGCAGAAGAACTTCGTGGTGCATCGCCGGTCAACCGGACAAGTCATGCCGAGAACGCAGAGACCAGCGCAATTGGGCGCGGACTGGCCAACTGTGGCTATGCAGCTAAGGGTTCACGCCCTAGTCGTGAGGAGATGGAGAAGGTGCAGCGCATGGGTTCTGCACCTGCGCCATCCAAGCCAGTTGACAACCGCTCAACAGATGAGATCATCAATGGACTGATGGATACCTTTGGTGCAGAGAAGGTTGACAAGCCAGCACCAGTTATAAAGAACCCAGGTGACTCGGCATCAGAGAAGCAGGTCAACATGATCCGTGCAATCCTCTCGGGCCAGGGCATCAAGGGTCAGGAAGTTCTTGACCTGTGCGGTGCAACCATTGGTCGTGAGCTAGATAGCTTTGACACCTTGACCAAGGGCGAAGCGTCAACTCTAATCACCAAGTTCAAATGACATTCGACGAATGGATGAGGGTCGGCCTGGACAATGGCTGGGCTGGCCCTCCCGTTTGTTACACGCATGACGGACTGCCTCACTCCCTAGAGGAAGAGGAACTGGACGATCATTGCATGCATGTCATCCGGTTATACGAAAGCAACGAACACAAGCTGAAGGTTGAGGACAACCACAGTCCTTCGGTATGGAGGAACAGCTATGACAGATGAAAGGAAAGGATATTGTGAAGGCAACAAGGACAAGTGCAACTCTGTGGGATGCCCCTTATTCGGGACGCTCGGACGACCGGGTCGTGACGGTGCGCGTCGGATTAGAAACTGTGGTGACCCTGCAGCTAGGGGTAAGAGGAACAGGACTAAGGGAGATTCAAAGGCGCGTCGAGCCCGTAAGAAACTTGGGTTGGGCGGTCACCTTACCCGTCACGAGGAGAACTGGGGTGGTGCTTTTCGTTGCGAAATCAAGGCGGGCGCTCAGGTCGGTCCGATTTGGACGAGGTTCAGGGACGCTAAAGCCCAAAGTGACACGGCTAAATCGTTGGGCGATAATCGTCCGTTTGT